GTTGACTTTTTTGTGCGTCAGCTTGAAAGTAAAAGGGAATCCCCTAACTTAGCTAAATGAACGATGCGCAATTTCAAAGGTTCACGGAACGCGTGGCCGAGTACAGCACACGCAGCGAGCTAACCAGCGGCGTAAAGTCTTTAATTCAAACGCTTTCATGCGTCGAAATCGAAGAAGAAATGCTGCAAGCTTTTTGCAATGAGCAAGGCACTTGCTACCAAGTCACAGGCAAAAGCGGCGACGTTTACAGCCGCGCCCGTCCTGAATGGCAACAACTGAAAGAGGCACGAATGCGAAAGCAGGCCATGATTGCAACGCTGGAGAGGTTGGTAGGTACAACGGCAGAAACAGAGGAAAGCGTTGACGAATTCTTTGGATGAGTTCCACTTTGACGAAGACGCGGCAAATCGTGCCGTTGACTTTATCGAGAAGTTTTGCAGCCATGTCAAAGGCGAGCTTGGAGGCAAGCCGTTTCTGCTCGAAGACTGGCAAAAAAACGACATAATACGCCCACTTTTTGGATGGAAAAAGGCCGACGGAAGGCGTAAATATCGCACTTGCTACGTCGAAATCCCGCGCAAAAATGGAAAGTCAAACCTATCCGCAGCGATTGCGCTATATATGCTTTTTGCAGACGGTGAGCCGGGCGCGGAAGTCATAAGCGCGGCAGGCGACCGAAATCAGGCCAATATTGTCTTCAGCATAGCGCAGGAGATGATTCACAACAACAAACACCTGAGCCAACGCGCAAAGGTTTTGCGCAACTCAATTAACTACAAAAGCAGTTTTTACAAGTCCATAAGCGCAGAAGCAAGCACCAAACACGGCTTTAACTGTCATGCGGTTATATTTGACGAATTGCACACGCAGCCCAACCGAGACTTGTGGGATGTACTTGTAACATCCACAGGCGCACGGACGCAGCCGCTTGTTATCGCACTAACCACCGCAGGACATGATAGGAATTCGATTTGTTTTGAAATTCATGAGTACGCTCGGCAAGTTGAGGAGGGTTCTATTCTCGATGAAACTTTTTTACCAGTACTTTATGCCGCTGATGAAAGCGATGATTGGGCAGCAGAAGCAACATGGCAAAAAGCCAACCCGGGCTATGGCTCGATTTGCACTAAAGCGTATTTTGAGCAAGAAAGCAAGAAAGCGCAAAACGTCCCATCGTACTTAAATACGTTTTTACGTCTGAATTTGAATATTTGGACAAGTGCCGAGCATGCGTGGATTCCTGACGACGTTTTTATGCAAGGCGCTGAACCTATCCCGTGGGAGCGTTTGCCGCTTTTACCTGCCTTCGGCGGGTTAGATTTGGCCAGCACGCAGGATTTAACCGCTTTTGCGCTGCTATTTCGTGACGATGAACATGATTGTTTTTATTTAATCGTTCACCAATTTGTAAATAAAGACAAGGCCGACAGCAAGAAACTAAGCGCAGGAATTGATTACCACAGGTACGCCAAGGACGGGCATTTGACCATTACACCGGGCAACGTCACCGATTTCAGGTATGTAAAAGAGCATATTGTTGATGCGTGCGCTAAATACGACGTTCGCGGCATAGGATACGACCCACGATTTAGCACGTACATAGTGAGCGAATTGATACAAGACGACATAGAAATGCACCCAATGGCGCAGAATATTACCACGATGAACGGCCCAACTAAGGAATTTGAAATGCAAATGATGAAAAGCAACATCATTCACGGAGGCAATGAGGTTCTAAGGTGGCAAATGGGATGCGCAGTTGTTTACACGGACGTGAACGAAAACAAGCGCGTAACAAAAGAGCGGCACGAAAGCAAAAAAGTGGACGGCGTTATAGCTTCAATCATCGCCATGAACGAATACGGACACCATAAAACGAGCGGCGCGCATGACACTGTTTTTGATATAATCTCATTATCGTAATTTAGCGGCACATGGCAACACTTCGCGACAGATTAAACGCGCTTTTACGGTATCGAGTCGGCAAGTACGATTCGCAGACCTTGGCGAATGACTTAGGTATTTACGGCACTACGGTAAGCGGTGCGAATATCAACGAAAACACCGCGTTAACAATCTCGACGGTTTATGCCTGCGTTTACAAGATTGCCAGCACCTTGGCCAGCTTAGATTTAGAGGTATATGAGCGCAACGGGCGAGAGATACAGCCCGCCAACGTGCATCCTGCGTATGACGTTATAAAGTACAAGCCCAACGAATACCAAACAGCCTTTGACTTTTGGGAGACCGTTATAAGCAATGCAGTAATTAACGGAGTCGGCTATGCCCTGATTGAGCGCGATGGCCGTGGCTACGTTACAAGCTTGGTTTGCTTGGATGTTTACGATGTAGACCGCAAAACCGTCAACGGTCAGATAGTTTACAGCGTGCGTAACGTGGGCATTGTTCAGGCCGAGAACATGTTGGAAATCTGCAACCTACAAAGAAAGTCACCTATCCGATTGCACCGCGAAAATTTAGGACTTGCAAAGGCAGCCGAGGATTTTGGCGCTGAATACTTTGGAAGCGGTGGGCAAATGACGGGGATACTATCGAGCGACCAGCCTTTGAAAAAGGAGCAGATGGATATTATACAAGGCAGTTGGAACAAGGCCGCCCAACAGGCTGGCACGAAGCTGCTGCCGTTTGGGTTTAAGTATTCACGCATCAGCATTAGCCCCGACGAAGCGCAGTTTATCGAAACGCGTAAGTTTCAGGCTGAAGAGATTTGCCGCATTTTCAGCGTGCCGCCAACACTGGTGCAGCTCGAAAGCCAAACAACTTACAACAACGTCGAACAGCAAAACCTGCAATTTGCACGGCACACAATTGCACCCTGGGCCAAGCGTATCGAGCAGGAAATTGACCGCAAATTAATTCAGTCACGGGAGCGCCCACAGATATACAGCAAGTTTAATTTAAACGATTTGTATAGGGGCGATATGCAGAGCCGCGCAGACTTTTACACGAAGATGCTCAACAACGGCGTGCTGAGTATAAACGAGGTGAGAATTCGTGAATCCATGAATCCCACAGACGGGGGTGACACCCATGTCGTGCAAATAAACCAAATCGCGCTGGATAAGCTTGGCGCTTATTCGGATAAAGTTTCAGAAACAGAAAGCAATGGACAATAAAGAAGACAAGCGCACGGAAGAACTGCGCAGCCAATACGGCGACAGCGTAGAACTGCGCACGGCAGAAGTTCGGGCCGCAGGCGATGACGCGTTAGTAGTCGAAGGCTATGCCAGCAATTTTAACGTGGAGTATGATTTAGGATACTTCAAAGAAACCGTAGCACGTGGCGCATTCGATGACGTAATGCAGGACGATGTAAGGTTTTTACTCAATCACACAGGCGCACCCTTGGCACGAACTACCAACGGCACGTTAGAGCTGAGTGTAGACGACCAAGGTTTAAAGTATCGTGCAGCACTTGCCGACACGCAGGACGGGCGCGATTTGTACAAGCTGATTAAGCGCGGCGACATCACACAAAGCTCGTTTGCGTTCACAATTGAAAACGACACGTGGAGCGAGGACCGCAGCACGCGAACCATCACAAAGGTGGGCAAGCTATTGGACACGTCGGCGGTTACATACCCAGCCAGCCCGACGGCATCAGTTTACGCGCGTAACATGGCAGCGGCGGCGCAGGAAGTGGAGGAATTGAAAGACGAACAGGTAGCAGCCGAACCCGTAGAGGAGAAGCGCGCAGAACCTGAAGCAATAAAAACAGAACCGCGTAACTTTACGCAAAACATTACTAAGATGACTTTAAACGATTTGAAAGGCCAGCGCAATGCGAACTACGAAGAATTCGTAGCCATTGGCCAAAAAGCGGACTCAGAGGGCCGCGTACTTACAGAAGCAGAGCAGGAGCGATGCGATAAGCTTGACAACATGGTCCAAGACCTTGACGTTAAGATTAAGCACAAAACACGCGAGCAGGATATGGTTGCACGCATGGCGCACAGCGGAACAGCTGGAGCATCAGAGCAGCGCGAGGTTGAGCGTGTCAATGGTTCTTTCAGCTTGAGCCGTGCAGTAGCTGCCGTTGCCAACGGTCGAAACTTGGAAGGTGCAGAAGCAGAGTGGGCAAGTGAAGCAAGCAAGGAAGCACGAAGCCAAGGCCTGCAAATGGCTGGACAGATTGCAATTCCTTCTATTGCTTTGCGTGAAGGAGCTGCTGACAACTTCCAAGCAGGAAGCGGCGACGGTTCGGGATTCGTTCCAACTGTTGTACCTGCTGCAATCGAAGCACTGCGCGCCCCTACCGTATTGGAAGGACTCGGCACGACAGTAATTCGAAACGCTACAGGTAACTTGCAGTTTCCACGTGTAAGCGCTAAGGCCGTAGGTGCAGCTAAAACAGAAGTAGAGGCAGATGGTGGTTCAGGCATGGAAATGGACGACGTTTCCTTGACTCCACAGCGAGTTGCAGCTAACACCAAGTACAGCAAGCAATTGATTTTGCAGGGCGGTGCAGAGGTGGATGCTTTGATTGCTAACGAATTGGCCGCGGCTATGAATGCATATGTTGATGACTATGCTTTTGACGCTATTATGGCATCGACTGATGTTGATGTCGTGAACACAGCTGATTTAATTTTGACGCAAGCGGTTGCCAACGAAATGGAGGCCGCTGTTCTTGCAGCTGGTGGAAACCTTGCAGGTGCTGCGTATGTTATGAGTCCAAGAGCTTACGAATTCTCAAAAACATTGGCTCAGGTTGCTAATGTGAATGCAGTTTGGGAAAATGGCCTATTTAATATGTACCGTGGCGTAGCAACTCCATACTTGGTCAACTCAACACTTGACGCAGCTGCGGGAGGTTCAACAGTTGGCGGAAATATGATTTATGGAAACTTCCAACAGGGCGGAATCTTGGCTTACTTTGGCGGCATCGACATCTTGATTGACCAATACTCAAACGCTTCAACGGCACAGATTGCACTGCACGTGAATCGTTTCTTTGACTTTGGTATCCGACAAGGCGGCGCATTGAGCCGAGCAACTAAGCTCAGCAATCAAGCTCCTGATTGATTTTTTGGTTGGTAGCATAGTTTGGTGAAAGGGGGGCTTCGGCCCCTCTTTTTTTTGTCCGTATTTTAGCCATATGATGACCGTAGAAATAACAGGCACGCCCGACCTTGACAGCATTATAACCGTGGCACAGCTCAAGGAACATTTGAGAGTGGACCACACGGACGAAGACACGTTAATCGAGGCGCTGAGAGATGCAGCGATAGCGTGGATTGAAGACGTATGCAATACGCGATTGGGTGACGTGAGCGCCGTGGGGTATATCGACTACTTTTATAACGTGCGCTTTCCAATCGGCCCAGTGAACTCCATTGCATCCGTGACGTATTTAGACACGGCAAACGCAACGCAAACGCTACCAGCCGCTAAATATTGGTTTGACATAAAAACCAAAAGCGCGCGCATAACGTTCGACAATACGCCCGACCTATACGACGACACATTTAACGCGGTGCAGGTGAATATGACGGTAGGATATGCAGAGGATGCAATCCCGCAGCCGCTTGTTCATGCTATCCGTTTACTTGTTGGGCATCTGTACGAGAATCGGCAAACCGTGACAGGCTACAAAATGCACGAGCTGCCTTTGGGTATTTACAGCATCATTTCACCATATCGCAACGTAACAAGTGTATGAAAATCGGGAAACTCGACAGGCGAATAACGATACAGCGCGCAACGCTAACGGTAAACGATTACGGCGAGCGTGCTGAAACATGGACAACCCTGGCCACGGTTTGGGCTGAAGTAAATTACCGTGGAAGCGGTAGCGAGTCCATACAAAGCGACCAAGTTTATGCGGTTCAACCTGTGCATTTTATCATAAGGTACAGCAGCACAGTAAGCAGCTTGCGGCCAAGCGACCGCGTAAGTTACAGCGGCCAACTTTATCAAATTGAAGCCGTGCAGGAAATCGGACGCGAGGAAGGTTTAAGGCTTGTCACAACGTCAACGGGTGAGTAATGGATACGATGCAGGCGCAACTTCGCAAAATCGAAAAGCGGTTAGACAGAGCCGCACGATTTGGCACGATTAACAAAAAGGAATTCAGAAGGGCAAACCGCTTGGCAGGTAAAGAAACAGTGCAGGCAATGCGCGGAAAGCTTAAGCCGTACAAAGACGACATAAAAATCCACAAGAAAAACGGCAAGCACGTAACCGTAAAAAAAAACCAGCTTAAAAAATCAATCGGCGTTTGGTTTAGCAAAGGAAGCAATACGGCAATGATTGGACCGCGTGCAAACAATGCAGGCAAATACCAATTGAAGCGCAAAGTGCGTGACAACGCTGACGGCTGGTTTGCTCATATTGTGGAAATGGGCGCACGGCCTGCAACGATGAAAAAAGGCGGCAAGAAAGGCGGCGGCGGTATCATCATGCAAACACCAAACAAAGGTAAATTAACGCAGGGGATGAAGGCAGGAATTGGCAAGACTAAGCGCAAACAGGTGGAACTTTACAGGAAGGAATTTAAAAGGTTTATGAAATGACAGTTGGAAAAGCTATTTTTGATTTGTTGCTAGGCAACACGGATTTGCGCGCAATCGTATCCAACCGAATCTTTCCCGAGGTTGCGCAACAAGACGCTGAACTGCCTTACGTGGTTTACAACATAAGCAGCAACGAACCAAGCGACACAAAGCGCGAGCCGTCAAAAATGGACACGGCACAAGTCGAGGTTAATTTATATTCGACCAGTTACACCGAGTGCATTGATATGTCCACGCACGTGCGGGCTGCGCTTGACCGGGTAACGGGCACATATTCGGGCGTGAATGTTCAAAGCATTCAATACCTTGGCGAGGTTATTGATTTTGATGAGGCGCAGAGGGCTTATAACATTACATCGGACTACGATGTAAGGGTAAGCCGCAGCAACTTCGAGATAGCGCAAGGAAGCCCCATCACAGGCGTTACGCTTGGCGAATTATCAGACGTTGACACCACAGGCGTAACAGATGGCCAAGTAATTGCCTACGATGCAGCCGCACAGGAATGGCAGCCAGCAGATGGCACGGGCGGCGTCACTGAGTTGGGCCAGTTGGATGACGTACAATTTGGTCAGGGCGGCCCTGAAATTGGCGAACTTTTAAAGTACGACGGCAGCGAGTGGACGAACGACGGCCTTGTAAAAAGTGAGATAGGACTTGGTAACGTAGACAATACCAGCGACGCGGATAAGCCTGTCAGCACGGCCACGCAAACCGAGCTAAACGCCAAGGCCAATAGTGCCGACTTTAGCAATGTAGACAATACAAGCGACGCGGATAAGCCAGTAAGCACAGCGACACAAACGGCGTTAAATGCAAAGGCCGACACCAGCGCCGTACCTACGGACTTAAACGACCTGAGCGACGTCAGTATAGTGGGCACGCCCGCAGGCAATCAGGCGCTGATTTATGACGCAACAGCGGGCGCGTTTAAATCGCAGGTAAGCTATACAAACCGATTCGAGGATGAGGTCGAACAAGGTTTATATATTCCGACCATATACGCCGAGCGCGGATATTCTGTGAAGTCAGAAGGTGATGGTATTTTCATCGACCCATCGAGCGACACCCCAACAGCGGGCAAGGTTATCAAACGAAAGATTTACCACAAGACGGGGTTTATCAGCGACAACGATGTAATAGGCGACTACACATTAATCCACACATTCGCAGACAATACAGCATATGCGGATACCGTGGCCGTGTTTGACGCGTTCGAGGAAGGCGCAACCTATGGCGTGCCACCGTTCACGTTGTTTCAAACGTGGGAAGAGGTAACAGCAGCCCCATCGTTCACGGGTTTACTTAACGAGACGTATGGCAGCGGAGCAGAAGCCGCGTATTCAACGCGAAGGCTAAACGGCAACGTCACGGAATGCATGGTCATTCGCAGGGCATCGGATAGCACGACCACAACGATTGGCTTTGACTCGGAAGGAAACATCGACGAGAGCGCGATAGAAACGTTTTGCACGGGTACGAGTTGCACGGTCAGCGAATGGCTTGACCAAAGCGGAAACGGCAACGATGCGACTCAAGCGACTCCTGCGAATCAGCCGACGATTTACACGGGTGGGTCGTTGGTGAAGGAGAACGGAAAAGTGGCGTTGGACTTTGATGGGAGTAATGACGCTTTAACGAATACAAACTTAACAACAAACAGCAACGAGACTTTTACAATCGTAGCAAACTACAACAACGCGAGTAGTTCGGGCACTTTGTTTGATAGCGCACAGACTGACGAGCATACTGCATTCCTTATACAATCCGAATTTCGCGCAAAGTTTGGAAGTAACACGGATATGAAATATGGAGACGCGGCAACGGGTCAAAAACTGCATTGGATATATAAAGATAACACAACTTCAAGCAGTAGTTATGGAGCAATTGACGGAGGCGCAACCGACGCACTTAACGCAGGCACAAACAACGCGAACGGCATCACGTTAGGAAATAACAGAGTATCAAGTTTTTCATTAAACGGTCAAATGCAAGAGTTGATTTTATTTGGTGAAAACAAATCCAGCAACCGCACATCCATCGAAGAAAACGTTGGCGACTACTTCACCCAAAACACGCCACTCCTCGACACGTACAGCGGTGCAGCGGCTGCGTATTCATTGAGGCTTTTGGATTCAACGTACACGGGTGACGCTATCGAAGTTTACGCAGGTACAAACGGAACGGCTGATATCGGCTTTAATATTTTTGGAGAGCTTGATACGGTCGCACTCGCAGCGCATTGCGGTACTCAAATCGGCACAGTACAAACTTGGTACGACCAATCAGGAAACGGAAATAATGCGATTAATGGAAACACGGGTAGCCAACCGCAAATATGGGACGGGTCGGGCGTAGTGACCCAGAACGGAAAGCCGACAATTAGCGCATATGGTGGCGGCACTGTTCGAAGTTTGCAGGATACAGTTAGTTCTGATATTTTACACGATAACAATGAGTTCACGCAAATAGCGGTTTTTGAATCACCTTCAAACGGGCACGTATTTTTAAATAATTTGTCTGCAACTTTTCCGCATTGGAGGGTACGCAGTGGTGGCGCGACAAATAGCACGGCAGCAACGCCAACCTCACTAACAGGGGGCAATAACGCCTTTGTTCAAACCGTTGGTTTTTTGTCACGCAGTGGGAACACGGTGGAGTCATATGAAAACAATACTTTAGCAATTAACGGAACTGATACAGCAAATATCACTACGTTCAGCGCTAAAATTGGGATTGGTCGCCTTCGTTACGGGGGTAATGTGCAGGAGGTAATTATATGGCCAACAGCACAGACAGACCGAGCCGATATCCAAGACAACATTAACACGTTCTACAACATCTTCTAATGAACGGATATATTATAGTCCTACCAACGGACACGCAGACAAGCGAGCGCAGAGCGTACCAAATCACGCGCGAACTCTACAACATATCACGCCCTGTATTGATACAGGCAGACGGGGAAGCGGCTTCGACCGTGTTCGGGATTATAGTACACCCTGACGGAGTACAGAACGCGTTGCAGGTCGATACGGATTACCTCATCAACGTACACCCCGCGGCAAACCTTGAGCGTCTTGTGGCGTGCTTTCCTGAGCTGTCGAACGATGAGCGGTACGGACTCAGCAGCTACGTGCAGGTCAACCAAAAGTTTCCTTTCGGGCATATCGTGCCAAGCGATACGACGATAAGAACACAGGAGTATATGGATGAAAATGGTTGGTTCCCTGAATCGCCTGAAGGTGAAATTTAAAAGCAGTAAATTGCACGCATGAAGGTAACATTACAAAAACCATACAATAAAAACGGCTGGAAATGGTCAGCGGGTAAAGTTGTAGACGTTTCAAATAAGTTTGCCGCAAAACTTAAAAAAGGCGGGTACTTAGACAAGCCCGAAAAAAAAGAATCAAAAAAAATTAAAGAGTAATGGCACAGACAGTAGGATTAATAAACTCGAGCAATATTCGGGTTTTCTCAGGAACATCGGAAGGCGCTGAGGTAGTTATTGACAAAGTAACCGAGTGCAGTATTTCGGTAACCAGCGACATGCGCGACATTACGACAAAGGCCAGCGGCGGATTCCGTGAGCTTTTGCCCGGTTTGAAATCGGCAAGCCTAAGCATTTCAGGTTTGTTTGCAGAAGACGCGACAAACGGTTACAACGACTTTGCCGCTGCACAATTGGCAGGCACAAAATTGTTCTTTCTTTACACTCACGTAGACGCTAACGGCGCTGCCAATGTAGGGGATGAACAGTTTCAAATTGAGGGCTTTATTTCCAGCCTTGAACAAACCGCAGGCGTAGAAGACAACGTTGGTTTTTCAATGACTGTTGAAATTACTGGCACAATTGAGCGCGAAGTCATCGCATAATTTTATCTTTGCCACATGGTAGAGATAAAACTTGACGGCAAAACCTTTCCCATCCGTGCAACTATGCGCGCTTGGCGAAAGTTTGAAGATGCGACAGGTAAAAAGGTGGCAGACGTTGACAGCAACGACGTTACTTTAATTCCTGAGCTGGTTTATTATTTTGTGCAAGAGGGTTGCAAAAATCAAGGCATGGCGTTCGAAATGGACGTTGATGATTTCTTTGGTATGATTGAAATATCAGATTTGCAAAAACTCAGCGAAGCCGTGGCCAAAGTCATGGGCGGCACACAAAAAAAAACAAAGGCCAAGGCAAGCCGTTGACGTGGGATGAAATTGAAGAAATGGGGTTAGGCCAGTTGCGCCTGACCCCTTTTTTGCTTTATGGTTTGACGTTCGCAGAGTTTGGCAACGCGATGGCGGGGCACTACAAAGAAATCGAGGAACGGGAAAGAGCGGAATGGGAGCGCACGCGGTGGCTGGCAGCTATTACAATAAACCCACACGTAAAGAAAAGGATAACACCGAAAGACCTTGCAACCTTTCCATGGGAGAAGAAAGAAAAGGCCGCCGATGGAATTGGTATCTTGCGACAGTTAGCAAAGTAACAGCATGGCAAAATTAGGCGATTTAATTGTAAGGGTTGGCGCGGACACCACGCAGCTAAACAAGAAACTTGGCGACGCACGCAAAAGCATAGCGAAGAACACGCGAGAGATTCAGCAGCTTGGCCGAAATATGACCGTTGGCATAACTGCACCACTGGCTTTGATGGGTGCAAGCAGCGTGCAAGCATTCCGCGAACAATCGAAAGCCATTGCACAGGTCGAGGCGGGTTTGAAGTCCACGGCGGGTCAGGTCGGAATAACTTCGCAGGAGTTGCAGAAGATGGCAACCGATTTGCAGAATAAAACGCTTTTCGGTGATGAGGTTATTTTAAAGGATGCAACGGCACAGCTTTTGACGTTTACTAATATCACAGGCGAGCAGTTTGCACGAACGCAGGCGGCGGCCCTTGATTTGGCGACGCGGTTAGATGGCGATTTAAAAAGCGCGTCTATTCAGTTAGGTAAGGCGCTAAACGACCCAATTGCAAACCTTAGCGCGTTGAGCCGTTCAGGTATCCAATTTAGTAAAGAGCAAAAAGACGTTATTAAATCACTTACGGAAACGGGCCGACTTGCTGAGGCGCAAACGCTGATACTTGACGAACTCAATAAGCAGTACGGAGGTAGTGCAGAAGCAGCAGCCGAGGCCGACGGAGGATTTACGCAGTTGGCTAATTCATTCGGTGACTTACAGGAAGAAATTGGCCGTTTGCTTGTCGATTATTTACGGCCTATCGTTGACCAGCTTAAAACGTTTGTGCAGTTCTTGCAAGGCACAAGCGAAGGCACAAAAAACGTGGCTTTAGCAATTGCAGGAATTGCCGCAGCCATCGGCCCTGTTCTGCTGATTTTGCCGAATTTGATAAGCGGAATAAAAGCGGCCAACACAGTTTTTGGATTCTTAAATAAGACAATATTGGCCAATCCCTTTGCGCTTGCTGCCACAGCTTTGGCGTTGGTCGTCACGGGCATCATAATGCTCACAGACGAAACGACTAAAGCAGTAACAGCAGTCGACGCATTAACCGAGGCAAACAAGAATTTAACGCTTGAGGAACAAAAGCGAAATATCGAGGTGCAAATTGAGCAACAGAAAAAACTGGTTGAGCAATTAGAAGCCGAGAAAGCCGCAAAAGATAAGATTGCCGAAAAGTTTGGAGGCAAAGCAATCAAAGAACAGAAGGAAGCAAACGCAGCATTTGCCACAGCTAACAGCGAGTTAGCTACGATGAACACAATGCTGGATGAGGTGAATACAAAGCTGGAGAAGACGCCGGTGATTATTGAGGAAGTCAAGGATGAAACGGAAGATTTAACTACAAAATCTCGCGACCTTAAAAACACTATCGGGTTTTTGATTAACGAGCTTGAGGAAGTACCAAGCGAGAACATTTGGAAACCAACAGAAGACGGTGCAAAGGACTTGACGCAGACGCTTGGCGGGTTAATGAATATGCTCGAGGAAATACCAGCTGCAACGGTTGACACGCAGCCGCTAACACAGGCAGAACAAGACTTTGAGGATTTTGCTGAATCAGTAAGTAAAGCAATTGAGACAGCAGCGGAAAGCGCGGCCATAGGCTTTGGGATGATGTTAGGTGAGGGCATTGCAACAGGTAAAGGCATGAAAGGCGTTGGCGCTATGTTGTTGGGCGTGTTTGCAGATTTGGCTATTCAATTGGGAACGCTTGCCATTGGTTACGGTATTGCCATCGACAGCATTAAAGCGGCTTTAGCCAGTATAAACGGAGTTCTTGCGGTTGCTGCTGGTGTTGCGCTTGTTGCATTAGGTGCAGGAATCAAAGGCGCAATTACCAAACGCGCAGAAGGTGCAGGCGTTCCAGCCTTCGCCGATGGCGGAATAGTTTCAGGCCCTACGCTTGGCCTTGTGGGTGAGTATCCCGGCGCGAAAACCAACCCCGAAGTAATTGCACCACTTGATAAATTGCGCGGCATGTTAGGCGGCCAGCATGTACAAGTGACGGGCAAGATTTCAGGCCGCGATATATTGTTAACGAGTGAACGTAATGCAATCGACCGAAACCGAGTAAGAGGATTTTAAATGGCTGACCCAATACGACTATTTGCAGAGTTTACCGATGACCTTGGCACAGATTACAGGGTAAACATTCACGACGCTAATTTTACAGGCACGGCAACAACGTTTGTCCTTGCTTCAGATGGTTTTGTTTTGCGATACACAGGCGACAACGAAAACCGAATGCAGGGCGTAATTGGCAGTGAATTGACGTTTACGCTAACAGAAGAAAACACCATTCACACGGTGTTCATGGATGATATCAGCACGACGCAAGAATTGCGATTTTCGGTTAGTGTTTTTAAAGACCCTGATAACACAAATACGAATTATTGGCGTGGTGTTTTATACCCCGAGCAAGTTATAAGGCCATTCGATTACTACCCAATACAAAACACACTAACCGCAGCCGACGACCTTGGTAACCTGCAATATGTAAAGCACGACAGCACAGGAAACGTGGACGTTCCAACGCTGCTGCTGCAATGCTTAAACCGTACGCGTGCGACTCACCTTTGGGATACGGATGCATTTCTTTATTACGTAAATGATTTTAAAGCCGCCATCTATACAGGCAGCAACCAACTCGACCACACTTTAATAAACAACCTTTCGTTGGGTAATCCTGACAGTAACGGAATCAATCAATACTATTCAACCATTGAGATACTTGAGAGCATAACGAAGGTATTCAACGCGCGGTTGTTTCAGAGTCAAGGCGTTTGGTGGTTCTTGCCTTTGGGCGCTCAGAAGTTTGACGCTACAGAGTTAACGGTAGAGGGTAAGCAAAAGAACGGCACAGATTTAACGCAGCAGCTTTTTGCGTCGGATAGGCCATTCAACAGCACGCTCGTGCGCACCAATGGATACGAATATAGCAACCTTGTGCCGTTAAAAGAGGTAAAGCGAACGCGTAGATATAACGGAAATTATCCGTTGATTTACGATAATCTTTATACTGAAGCAGAATTTGGGACAACGCTGAACGATACAGATATCGACTATGCGCAGGATACAGAGTTTTTAATCACTGGCACTTTTAACTATGCTTATGACGGCGATGGCACGGCAAGCGGCGATAACAGAATAGCGCGCGTAGTTTTAAGGTTTTTAATAAAAGTAGGAACGCAATACCTGAAAAGAGATGCAAATTTCACAGGCACGACAAACGACTTTTTATTTTTAGTTGATGAGGGTGTTTTGCAATACAGCTCTGTTGTTTATGGCAGTACGCAATGGACTGCAACCCCTGAATATTACGAGGTTGTAAGCCCTGTATTCGACCGAAAAGACGGCGGGGAAATAACTATGCCAATTGTTATCAATACGCCGCTTTTGCCAAGCGCACAAAATGGCCTTGATTTAAGTGTTGCTATTGTCGGTGTTGATGATACAGGCGGTTTTGATGGCTCTTTAGTAAGCACTTCGACGGCTGATTTTCAAATTGTCGTTTTGCGTGCTGATTTGCTTGGTAATAATGCGCTCGGCGACGAAATAACCTACACAGCAACGAACAGCGACGAAGCGCGCGGAAAAATTGACCAAGGTTTATGCATTTTTGGTGATGGAATAACTCAAAATTCTGACGGCGTAATTTTAGTAATTGAGGGCGTAAGCGCTGAAGCAGTTACACAATGGGAAAGTTTAAATGCAGTAGGTGCAAACATTGGAATAAATCGACTTGGAGTTTCAGAGATATTAGCAGGACAAAACAAAGCGACACCGATACAGCGCGGCACGGTTTACGGCAGTGACTTACATATGTGGCAAGTGCTGGACGACACAACAGGATATTTTGCGTTATTTCAATTAACCTTTACAGCGCGCAGCGTTGAAACAGATGTCGAAGCTTTTTTAATTGCAAGAGACGCAACGACCACAACCACAGCATTTGAAGACGCTATAAACGTAAACGACCCAATAACACACAATCCTGGCTTGGGTGTTGTTGGCGCTACTAATTCACTGAACCGCTTTTTGCTAATAGGTGAAGAAAATTTTGGTTCACGCGTTCAGCACCGTATTACATCGGTAACCAATAGAGCGGGCACAACCTACAACGTGCGGCCAATTGATTACATGGTAATGAACACATGGGCGGGCGGTAACGGCACGGCTATTATGTACTTGCCAAGCGTAGCAGATAACGAAGGCCGCGCCATTCAGTTCCATAGTGATGCAACCATAAGCGCAAACACCAATATACAGTTAAGGGCAAACACAGCGGACAGCGGCGTAACTATCGACGGCGCAGCTTCCTACGATTTTAATCGCAATTATGACGGCATTACTATCTTGTGCCACGGTTCGAATTGGTTTATCATACAGAAAAAAGAGAAGTAATGGAATGGGAATTTGTGGCAATTGTTTTGCCTGTGGTGGCGGGTTTGATTGGTGTATGGGTGAACCTAAATAGCACGGTGGCACGCCTGAAAAGTCGCGTTATTCAGTTGGAACTGGACAGCAACGAAATCAAAAGCGACATGAAAGAACTACTCGCCAGCGTCCACAAAATAGAGTTGATGCTTGCAAAGCTTCAAAAATGATTTGGGTTATCTTAGCCACCATAACGGTGAATGTTGTATTTAAGGCGCGGGAGTACGGCCGTGCAGATATTGCCGATTTGATTATAATGGTCGCAGCTTTTGCAATTTTACTGAAGTGAAATATTTTAACTATCATGAGTTTGATTGCCCCACCGCAATTAATAGCGGCGAGCACATGATGGACGACGATTTTCTGCAGATGTTAGACCGCGCTCGCCACTTGGCGGGCGTTCCTTTTCGTATTAACTCAGGTTACAGGACGAAGGAACACAACAAGAAAGTAGGAGGCAAACCCAACAGCGCCCACACCATGGGTTGCGCGGCTGATATACATTGCACAGATTCACGCGCACGGTGCTATATACTTGGCGCACTTCTCGAAGTTGGTTTTAATCGTGTGGGGATTGCAAAGACGTTTATACATGTCGATAATAGTTACGACGCGAGCCACGACGAGGATGTAATTTGGCTTTATGACTAAGGACATACGCCCACGGATAAACGCGCAGCAAAAGAAAGCGTTGGACTATCTCAGAGCCAAAGAGCGGCGTATTTTGGTCATAGGGGATTTGCATTGCCCGTTTGAATTGGATGGATATTTTGAGTTTTGTTTGGACACCTATGACCGCTTTGCCTGCAATCAGGTTATTTTCATTGGCGATTTAATCGACTCACACGCAACCAGCAGGTGGGAATCAGACCCTAACGGAATGAGTCCTAAAACAGAGCTGGAGCAAGCTATTGCAGACCTTCAGAAATGGCGTGAAGCGTTTCCAGTGGCTGATGTAATTGTAGGCAATCACGACCGTGTAGTCATGCGCAGGGCCTTCAGTTCTTCCATTCCTTCCATGTGGATTAAGTCATTCAACGAAGTGTTGGGCACGTCATGGAACTGGTCCGAGCGCATGGAATATGATGGCGTGCAGTACGTACATGGCGAAGGTGGAACAGCGCGCACAAAGGCCAAGAACGATTTACAAAGTACGGTGCAGGGCCATATACATACACAGGCGTATGTTGAGTGGATGGTAGGCAACCGCACCAAGCTATTTAGCATGCAAGTGGGTTGCGGACTTGACCGCGAAACGTACGCGGCGGCTTATGCCAAGCACTACAAAAAGCAGGCGATAGGTTGCGGCGTTGTAATCGGAGGCCACACGGCTATAAATTGTTTGATGCCGCTTTGATACCTTGCACTAAATTATAAGCATGGAATTTTTTACTACATATTGGGCCGAGATTATTTTGGCCGCAATGGGATTCATTAAAGTCATTGTGAACCTGACACCAACAGAAGCGGATAACAAAGTTTTCGGCTGGATGGATACGCTAATAAATGCAATCGTCAGCGACCGCCGAAAAGCGCGAAAAAATGACTAACTTTGTAACGCTATAGGTTGATTCCTGTTGTGTTTTTTTCATCGAGTTAAAGGGCCTCCAAACGTGGGGGCCTTTTTTTGTGATGTAAAATAATTACGAAAGTTCTTGCGGGTACGAATGTTCTTGCGTATCATTGCCCCATGAACACAAACACAACCACCATGAAAAACGCAGCGACCTTTATTCAGAATCAAATTGACAGCATCAAATTAGAATTGTCAACTACTGAGATTAACTCAGACAGATACTATACTCTAAAAGAATGTTTGGTTAGATTCAACTTGAGCCTTGAAGGACTCAAAAAATAACCCAACGCCCTTCGGGGCTTTATTTTTTTACCATGAACACAAACAACAACAACATGACACAGTTACAGAAGGCAATGCTGAAAGACATTCAGGAAGGTGAAAATGACGGCTTAGGAATGGGCTACAGCGAATTTGACGGCGAAGGTTTAACACCTCAAGAAAAGGGCACGCTTGGCAGCTTAATTGCAGGCGGTTACGTTTACAACAGCGCCACAGGTTGGGAAGACAGTAATGCGATGTATTGCACAACGTCGAAAGCACCAAGATTAATAAAATAATCGAATGCCCTTCGGGGCTTTTTTTATGCTCAAGAAAAAAAAACTTCGAAAATAGTTGCGTAACGAAATAACTTGCGTATCTTTACAGCATGACAAACGCAAACAACACTACCATGACAAACTTAGAAACAGCAAAACAGGAGCTTAGCAATGTAAACATGACCGCAATAATTGAAGCGGCTTGCAAAAAATTCACAGACGCTTGTTATGATGAAGGTTTAACAGTTGAGAAAACAAAGCGCATGATGTACAGCGCAGAAGGTTTAGATATTATCGCAAAGCTGGCAGCAAAAGCAATCTAATTTAAACGCCCTTCGGGGCTTTATTTTTTTACCATGTGGCGCGAAGGATACGACTACCCAGCAGACGACGAAGACGAAGGCCGTGACTACTACGAAGAGGCCGACGAACAACACGACAAACAACAAGACGACAAACTATGAAAAAACCTATTTGCGTACGCTCCAGCGTACAAGTAACAGCTTCGCAGTCATTTAACCAATGGCAGCAAGACCTGGCCGAGGAACGCGAGTTCCTGCGCCTGATTGATAAAATGAAAATGCACCTAAAGCAAAACCGTGAGAAATGACAAAGAAAGAGGCGGCTAAAGAAATAATGAAATTATTAGACGAAGCGAGAGAATTGATAGAATACTGGGATAAAGCAGGAAAGAAAGAAATGGGTTGGAGAATGTATGCTTATGAAAATGGATTGTCAGACGCTTTAGGATATTTAAAAGAAATTGATTGTAAAACCGAGAAAAATGAGTAACACCGATGAACTTCGGGCGCTGTCTGCGAAATACGACATGCACCCCGACCATTTCCACAAAGACCCGCGCGGCTTCGTCATTATGACGCGCAGAGGCGTTGAACACTTGCAAGCTAAAATAAAGGCCGAGGTTCGCTTTTCTACCGTGCCCGAATGGTCAGACACCAAGGAAGGGAAATACTGCGTTAAAGCGTACGCAAAATGCGAAATAGGCAAGGTTGAGACGTTTGGCGAGGCTAGCAAATCAAACAACCGCAACGCGTACCCGATTGCCATGGCGGAAAAACGCGCATTATCGCGTGCCATATTGAAGCTCGCAGGCTTCTACACCGCAGGCGTTTATTCTGAACATGAAATAGACGAATGAACCTCGACGAATTTTTTGACAGCGTAGAGGCTGACCAAGCCGCACACGTGGAAGACGTCAAGGATTACGCTTTGCACCTTCTCAGCACGTCCACAATGAAGGACGACGACGACGGGTTAGAAGATGAAATCATTGACACAGACCCAACGCCAAGCCGCTGGCGTGAGATATTCGAGCGGCTACGATTAAACCAGTTGCGTGCAATCGATTTGCCCAACTGTTCACAAACTGAATTCACTAAATCATATAAAAAACATGGAATTAATTATTGAGGGAGTTATTAAGCGCGTTTGCAAACCGATGGAATTTGAAAGCGGCTTTAGAAAGTGCGAAGTACACGTTGAGGTGCAGGATGGCAAATATCCGCAGACCTTGGCGCTGGAGTTTCTCAAAGACGACGTAGACGAAGCCGTTGCATTGCCTGAAGGCAAGACAATTAAAGCACGGTGCAACGTACGAGGTAGCGAATGGCAAAAGGACGACACGCAGCCAATGCGCGTATTTATGTCCTTAGTGCCTTGGAAATACGAAATCGTAGAAGCTGGAGCGCAGCCAGCACAACCCCAACAACCTGCAGAAGATGGCGGAAATTTCCCTTTCTGAAGTGCGTTACACCGTCAAACTACCAAAGCAAAACACACGCGTAACGTTTGAGAACTACAGCAGCTTTATAAGATATGTTGACGACCTACGAACCAAACACATAACACATGAAATCCGAATTGAATACAATGAAACTGAAAGCGTTTATAAACAAACACTTTGAAGGGCTGGACCATTGCGCCGAGGCTTTGGGCGTATCCCGTCGAACCGTAGAAAATTACATTTACAGCAACCCCACCGGGATACTGAAACACAGCGGCCAATTGATGCAGCTCGACGGCGTAGACCCGTTCGAACTGTTTGACGTGGTAGCTGAGAACGTGGAACAAATCAACCAAAAACAAAAAGCATGAAACACGTTTTTAAATATTGCAATGATGACAATTTAGACAGTTACGTTGCAAAGGCATTATTTCGCGCAGTTTTAGATGATGCATTTTTTGACATTTGTAAAAAGCTTGAAACAGATAAAAACGCTGCCGACAATTACGGTGAATTAATTGAACAGATAAAACAGAAAATGCCGAACAAAGATATGAGTATGTTTTTGGATGGCAATGAAATGGTAATTACCCCACGAATGCAAGGCGAGCCATTTGCAAAGGCTTTAGAAATGGTAAAATTATTGTTTACTGAAATACAAGCGAGCTACAATAAAGTAGACCCGTCGTGGACTGAGCAAGAACCATATGAATTATGGCTTACACAGACGACGCACCCAATGAGTAAAGAGGCAAACAAGTTTTTGCATTACATGAAAACCTACCTAATCGAAAATACAGATGATTGAATTTCATAACGGTTGGGAGCATGATTTAAAAGTCGGTCAAGACGGTGAAAGCGAATTCAGCAACTTGTTACGCGAGGGCCGACCGTTTTTCACCGTTGAATGTAAACGGGATATGCAAGTGCATGAAACAGGTAATTTATTCATCGAAGTCGAGAGCCGAGGAAGTGCCAGCGGTATAGAACACACGCAGGCCGATTATTGGGCATTCATGACGCACGACAAAAAAGTTAGTATTGTCGTAGACCGTAATACGTTGCAAAAGGTGCTGGAAGCTCACACAGGCGACAAAGTGAAAGGCGGCGACGACATGACAAGTCTGGGTTATTTGATACAAGCTAAGCAGCTAATTCGCTCAATACTGCACTACGTTGAAGCGTAAAGGCATATACATACCTCTCGAGTTGTGGAATCTTGGCGAGCTGCACCCAAATGAAAGGGTACTGCTTGCCGAGGTTGCCAGCTTCGAGGATAAGAATAAACCATGCTTTGCAGGAAACGAACACTTTGCCAACCTGCTCAACGTATCAACGGCCACGGCGCGGGGCTACATTTCCAAGCTTGTCAACGCTGGTTTTCTTGTCCGAGAGGGTGACAGATACAACCGACGACTGCGTAGAATAGCGCAAACGAGTGCGCAGAATAGCGCAGACGAGTGCGTAGATTCACGCAGACGAGTGCGCAAATCCGCGCAAACGAGTGCGCAGAATTCAGCACATACTATATCAACTACTATATCAACTACTAATACATCTACTAATAGTGCGAAAGTGTTGAATGTTGTTTTGCCGTTTCAATCGGAAAAATTTGAAGCCGCATGGAACGAATGGAAAGACTACAAACACACAGACCACCGATTTAGATACAAATCGCCCAAAAGCGAACAGCGGGCACTAATCAAACTCCAAAATGAACACACTGAAGAAACAGACGCAATCGACGCAATACATACAGCAATTGCAAACGGATGGAAAGGCTTGGTATTTAACTCACCCAAAGGCGGGGGAGCTAACAAGCGGCGAGCGGATAACCTTGAAAGAGATGTCAACCGCGAAAAGCTTGCAGAATTTGCAAGAACTGGACGTATCACGCCTGACGCTTCAAACGTGCTTTGAGGGCACAAACGTGCGCACGGCATTGGTATGCGACGAAGCACCAACACGCGCGGCACTTATCGGTATGTTAAGCCGCTGCGTAAAGTTTATCGACGCAAATAAGACGCTTACAGAACCTGAACACATAGCGATGACCGTAAACGAGCTTGTTCAGCAATTCCCAACGTTTACGCTTGAAGATTGGCGCTTGTGCCTGTACATGATGGCAAAAGAGAGCTTTGGACCGTACTACGAGCGGCTGAAGTTGGCGCAGTTTGTCGATTGCTTTACCAAATACGACCAACTGAAGCAGCCAGTGATTCAAACCATACGCGAGAACGAACGCAAAGACGCCGAGCGGATGCAGCAGGAAGCCATGAGGCATTTGCAGCCCGAATACGCCACCGAAATCAACCCAGTGGCATCAAGGGTACACCCAGCCGATTGGATGGCAGGAACGAACCGCCTGACGTACACAGAGCGCGATGAGATGCAGAAACGACAGAAGCAAGGACAATGAAGACGGTAACAAGCGTGAGCGGCGGGCAGTCGTCGGCATACATAGCGGCAAATTACCCCAGCGACTACCTTGTTTTTGCTTTGGTTACAACAGACGACGCAAAATGTAAACACCCTGACCCAATATTGCGAAAGATGGCGAGCGACAAGATTGGCCGCGAGTTCATTGGCACGCTTGAAGAGGATACAATTTTAGAAACCATTTTCGAGCTTGAGCAATGGCTGCAACAGGAAGTTCATTGGGTTGCTGGCTTACCATTTGAGCAGATAATTGACAAAAAAAGCGGGTATTTACCGAATATTATGGCGCGATACTGCACGACCGAAATGAAGATTAAACCAATGTTTGATTGGTGGCAAAATACGATTGGCAAACCCGTTCAAATGCAAATTGGATTTAGACAAGGCGAAGAACGCAGGGCAAAGAATATGCTTGATAAATGTGTTGATGGATTGCGTCAGTTTGGTAAAGTCGGATGGCAGAAGCCTGTTTTTCCTCTTATTGACAACGGCATAAAACGCGATAAAATCGTGAAATATTGGGATGATATACCGTTACCATTCGCACAGCAAAACAATTGCGTGGGATGCTTTCACCGCAATGCCTTGGTACTGCGCAAAAAGTTTGACGACCACCCGAACAAAATGCAATGGTTTAAAGAGCAAGAACAACGCACTGGCAACCAATTTAAAAGCGAAATCAACTATACTAACATTGAAAAGCATCGACCACAAACGGAAATAGATTTTTCTGATTGGTCATGCGATTCAGGATACTGTGGACTATGACACCAATTGAACAATTTTGGGCGGACCTGATGGAGTCACGCCGCTACATGATAACCGAGGTTTACGGCGCTGAATGTGCAAGCCGATATCAACCGCACCACATCGAAAAGGAGTATTTTCTGAAGCATAACGGCACGTTTTCAGCGCATCCAAGCGTAACAGAACACACCGCTGCATTTTGGGAGATGTGCAACCAACACTATCCGCATAAGCGCGCGGCATATGAGCGCAAACTAAAAAGCAACTGGCACAGCGTACAGCAAACGGACGAATACAAAATGCGCAAGCGTGAACGCGAACAGCTAAAAGATTACATTAGCGACGCAATCAACGGTAATGGCAAAGAAGCAGACGCACGCACAACTAAAAAAGAAAGTCGATGAATGGTTTTCGAAATGCATTAGATACCGAGCGGCAGACAGCGCAGGATTCGCCGAATGCTTTACCTGCCACACACGTCACCACGTTGGGCATCTCCATTGCGGACATTTTGCAAGCAGGAGGCACATGGCCACCCGTTGGCACGACCCAGCCGACGGAATCGGTAACACAGCCCCGCAGTGCGTTGCCTGCAATCTGTACGACCAAGGACGGCAGTGGTATTTCGGTCAACGAATTGACAGCCTTAAGCGCGGCAGAGCTGCGGAGATTATGCGACTCGCAAAAGATAACCGACCGTATCCAATTGCAGAACTTAGAGAACTGCACGATAGATATCAAAGAGAGGCTAACGCCATCAGCAATGAAACGCCTGCAGTCTTACGACGACCAGCAAAAACTAAGCAGGATAAGAAAGATAAGGCGAAAGCTTGAGGAGCTTTACAATGAGCATAACAGCAAGAGCCAAAGCATATTTATTCGTAAGGCTTATCGTGATGAACTATATATCTTGACAGGATACCACGGTTACTATCGTACCTAATGGCGTATATACCCAAAGGAAGCAGGCGCAGCCCGTGGCACAATACAAGGTTAAAACAAGGGCAACGAGTCAACAGAGACAACCGATACAGCTCTAAGCCGTGGCGCAGGTTGCGCGCTGCCTTTCTTCGGGAGAATCCAATCTGTATCGAGTGCAGTGAATTGGCTAACGTAGTCGACCACATCACACCAGTAACACAAGGCGGTGACTTTTGGCGCGGTCCTTTCCAACCTATGTGCGACAGTTGCCACGCACGCAAGTCAAGGCTCGAACGTGCTGATTTACAGGGGGGTAGGGGGTAGAGAAAACCATATGCACGTTATGAGAAAGT